CCACCAACATTTAGGTTTTCTACGACACCCACACCACCTGCAACCTTGAGGGCACCCGTGGTTGTAGTTGTAGATGTACTAGCATCCCAAACCTTGGTAACACCACCAACATTTAGGTTTTCTTCTATACCCACACCACCACTGGTTATTATGAGAGCACCAGTGTCTTTAGTTGTAGATGTACTAGTATCGGTAACTGTGACACTACCGGATGACACATCCGCCGCGAAGACAGTCTTGGCAACCCCTAGGCCACCCACAATCTGTAAGGCTCCTTCGTTCGTAGCACCAGCATCTGTAGCGTCCCAAACCTTGGTAACACCACCAACATTCAGGTTTTCTACTATACCCACACCACCTGCAACCTTGAGGGCACCTGTAGTTGTAGTTGTAGATGTACTAGCGTCCCAAACCTTGGTAACACCACCAACATTTAGGTTTTCTACGACACCCGCACCACCAGCGACCTTTAGAGCACCTGTAGTTGTCGTTGTAGATGTACTAGCATCCCAAACCTTGGTAACACCACCAACATTCAGGTTTTCTACTATACCCACACCACCAGCAACCTTGAGGGCACCCGTGGTTGTAGTTGTAGATGTACTATCATCCCAAACCTTGGTAAAACCCCCAACATTCAGGTTTTCTACTATACCCACACCACCAACGACCTTTAGAGCACCTGTAGTTGTCGTTGTAGATGTACTAGCATCCCAAACCTTGGTAAAACCCCCAACATTCAGGTTTTCTACTATACCCACACCACCAGCGACCTTTAGAGCACCTGTAGTTGTCGTTGTAGATGTACTAGCATCCCAAACCTTTGTAACACCGCCAACATTCAGGTTTTCTACTATACCTACACCACCAGTCACTTGGAGGGCACCAGTAGTTGTACTAGATGAAGATGCTGCACCAGTTACTATCACATTTGAAGTTGTTGTAATGTTTGAGGTTACGAATGCATTGCCTACTACATGGAGGTCATGTTCAGCGTCTAACGTTTTAATACCTAGTTGACCATTTTGAACAAATAAATCGTTATTTACTACTGTTAAATTGTTTTGAATAAGAGCATTTCCCCAAACATCGAAAGTAATCTCATTGATGACATTTTGTAAAACTTGTGTATCAGCATAACCATTACTTGTATATCCCAAACTAAAAGTATGAGGGTGATCACCATGGTGTATAAGAGCTATGTTATAGTCGGGGTGTTCCATGACAAGACCGATATCAAGTGTATGTGAAACATTATTATTGGCTATATCAAGAATACGATCTGTAATACTCAAGTTTTCAGAATTCACCGTAAAACTTGTACCATAAACCTGTAAATTACCTGTGATTTCGGTATCACAGTTAATTAAAATGGTGTCATTCTCGTTTCGTATCACAGAATCGACAAGGTATTTATTATCTACACTCATCATTGGAAAATATGAACTTGTGAGGCCATTGATGGAGACATTACCACCGACATTTACGTTACGTACAATTTCTATATCCCGATCTGCATACACATTACCAGTGACAGTTAATTGGTCACTAATTACTGTATTACCCGTTGTATAGACATTTCCCGTAACTAATAGGTCCTTGTATGTATTCACGTTTCCATCGATGTATACATTACCTACAACTTCTATATCTTGATCTGCATACACGTTACCAGTGACGGTTAACTGGTCACTAATTAATGTATTCCCCGTTGTGTAGACGTTTCCAGTAACTAATAGGTCCTTGTATGCATTAACATTACCACTGACATTTACGTTACCTACAACTTCTATATCTTGATCTGCGTACACGTTACCAGTGACGGTTAACTGGTCACTAATGACTGTATTACCCGTTGTATAGACGTTTCCAGTGACTAATAGGTCCTTGTATGCATTAACATTACCACTTACATTTACGTTACCTACAACTTCTATATCTTGATCTGCGTACACATTACCAGTAATAGTTAATTGGTCACTAATTAAAGTATTACCCGTTGTATAGACGTTTCCGGTGACTAATAGGTCCTTGTATGCATTAACATTACCACTTACATTTACGTTACCTACAACTTCTATATCTTGATCTGCATACACGTTGCCAGTGATAGTTAACTGGTCACTAATTAACGTATTACCCGTTGTATAGACGTTTCCTGTGACTAATAAGTCCTTGTATGTATTCACATTCCCGTCAATGTATACATTACCTACAACTTCTATATCTTGATCTGCGTACACATTACCAGTGACAGTTAATTGGTCACTAATTAAAGTATTACCCGTTGTATAGACGTTTCCGACGACTAACAGGTCCTTGTATGCATTAACATTACCACTTACATTTACGTTACCTACAACTTCTATATCTTGATCTGCGTACACGTTGCCAGTGATAGTTAACTGGTCACTAATTAAAGTATTACCCGTTGTATAGACGTTTCCAGTGACTAATAGGTCCTTGTATGCATTAACATTACCACTTACAATTACGTTACCTACAACTTCTATATCTTGATCTGCGTACACGTTGCCAGTGATAGTTAACTGGTCACTAATTAACGTATTACCCGTTGTGTAGACGTTTCCGGTGACTAACAGGTCCTTGTAAGTATTCACATTTCCGTCAATGTATACATTACCTATAACTTCTATATCTTGATCTGCGTACACATTACCAGTGACAGTTAACTGATCACTAATTAAAGTATTCCCCGTTGTGTAGACATTTCCAGTGACTAATAGGTCCTTGTATGCATTAACATTACCACTTACATTTACGTTACCTACAACTTCTATATCTTGATCTGCGTACACGTTACCAGTGACGGTTAACTGGTCACTAATTAAAGTATTACCCGTTGTATAGACGTTTCCAGTAATAGATAGGTCTTTATACACATTCACATTTCCGTCAATGTATACGTTACCTTCAACCTCAATATCTTGTTCAACATAAACGTTACCGGTGACAGTTAAATCATCTATGATATCCACCGAACCTCGGACAACTAATACATTAGAAGCAAGATCATCAACGTATAAATTCGAACCAACATCAAGGGTGTGAATGGGGTTTATATTGATAATACCTACATTAGCTTCTGTAAATACACGTCCATACACGTGAACATTCACGTGTTCATTTGTTATAGGATCTAATTCTCGATTTTCAGCACCATCATTTGTATAAGCAATAATAATTTCGTCTATAGACTCTTTAAATCCAATCATAACATTCGATTCTGGGCGAGTCAATACAAGACCTAAATCTAATGTAACATCACCAGTCGTATTGTTTCTACCTAGTTCAACGACAGCATCTTTGATAGATGTATTATCTGTAACTATGAGAGATGTCGAACCCATAACGGATAAGTTTCCCTCAATAAATAAATCTTGTGAGATACTCACATTACCGGATACAACGAGAATATTAGAACCAACATCATCCACAAATAAATTAGAACCCACACTAAGGGTATGATCTCGTGGATTAGAATTGGCTATACCAACGGAATTTGAAGTTATAAAACTAACACCCCCACCATCTGAAGATCCATGAAACACACATATATTTGATGTGACATTACCAAAATTTGTAGCACCTTGTAAACTTGTATTAATAATATCTGTCGCAGCTTCACCGGATTCAGTAATTTCTTTTGTACCTCTATCATACATTAGTAATACGACCTGTTTATTAGAATAATCTTCACGAAGACGAATCGGGTGTAAATAGACGGAATTAGGGTGAGCAGCATTAATTTCCTCTTCTGATGCATTGAAAACGATTGTATTATCCGCCTGATCCTCCAGTGCGTTTTTACCAAATCTGATTCTAGTGGATCTTTCTATGGTAGGTATATTCTTCACCATTTAATATAGATTCCTAAATTAATTCGCGTAGAGTAGACCCGCCATCCCATTTTCAATTCTCAAAATGTTGTAGTTCACTGCGTATATTGGGTGATCAATCGTCATATTTTCACTCATAATTTTTGCAGATTCTATACGACTAAAGTTAAGAGTCCCTGTAGGTTGTAAAGAGCTTGTCATTAGACAAAAGCAATATAACCAAAAATCTGGAGATGTTACAAAATTTGTATGGTAATAACTCATAATGTCAATAAAATGTGGTTTTCCCCATCTATAATTAGCTAAATCTACACCATTTATGTTAAGTTTAATTTTGTTTTGTGGGGAGGTAAGTGCACTATGTGTGGTTGTATCAGAAGAAGCTAAATATTTGACTGGGTGGTTAAATGTTAGTTCTTGAATATTTTCCCTGGTAGGTTCATTTTTTTGAACCTGTGTTATCAAGATATCATGTTTTCTAGTGGCCAAATTTCCACGTTCTTCGTTATCCAAGAAGTAATAATTGGAGAAAAGTTCGAAATTGTAATTTGCAGCTTCTGAACCCCAATAAATCCGGAGTTCTACATTATGATAATTCAACGCCACTAATGGGAGTGCACATTGGGGACCTTCACAGAAAAAGAAACGAAGGGGGTAAAAGTATGAGCGAGCGCTCACACCTGGGTGTGTACCTATGGCACTTTTAGATATATTCTGTGCGAATGTATCAATTGCTATTTTTTCAGTAAAAATAGCATCCTGACTATCAATAATGGATCCACCTATAAGTAACTCTACTTTATCAATGAGTTTATCCCATCTTAAAACATCAACAGCCTTGGTTGTATCATCGATTGTAAGGTAAGTGTAACCAAGAAGGTCACCTGCGCGTTCAAACCGAACGCTTGACATTGAATTATTTTTCACATCTCCGTGTATGACCTGCTTCTCGACGGATTGTGAAAAATTGGAATGTCGTTTGAAAGTTGTACTGAAAAACGAAATTTCCGGTTTACCGATAATATATTCATCTTGGGCACCAATTGCAACGAGTTGGACAATACCAGAAGACATACTACAGTAAATGGAGAAAATTACAAATTCATTTTTCGACACACGAAATTAAATACGAAATAATTGGAACCAGAAACAGAGGAATTTTTTATGAAGTTCCCGTTCTGATCTCTAATTTTAATACTAAAACGATCTATACTTCTAATTGGATTAATGTATTGAGCGACGATTGGGTACTCATCTTTGAATGTAATAAGAGAATCACCTTCTCCGTGAGTAGCACTTGTTGTAACGATACTAGCAAAAGATCCCCTAACTTTGCTTAATTCACCCTGTCCAGTTAAAACATTTGAAGCTCTATCGTTAAATATAGAATCAAGTTCTTCGATTGATATGTAACAATGTTCTGTTACTACTTTTGAATGAATGTGAGCCCCTAAAAGCCTGGCCTGAACTACATTACGAATAGGTTGTTGAAGATGACATGTGAAGTTATTAGAACTTTCTTGGCCAATCGTGTCTACTGTAATTGTATGATATTCATAATTCAAATCTGGGATAGTTTGAGGTGAAGTGACTAAAGCCATTATATATTACACTTAGATTAAAGATCCACCAATACCGCCATCTATTTGATAGCTGGCGTGATCACCAACGAGTTTGGAAGAACCACACAATCCACCTGGAGTCAATCCCATACTGTAAATGTCACCCTCTTTACCATGCCCAGCAGTGCACTCGATGTCTGATTTCAATTCAAATATACTCTTCTCAGTGACAGGGGTGATATCAATTGGTCTGGGTTGATATTTACTACGGGTTCCGAAAAAAGTCAGAAGCGTAATGATGGCGATTAGGACAGCTATAGACATTAAGCCATTTCGGTTTGCGCGGTTAAGATTAAACATTATAATATACATATAGATTTTTTTATAAAATTGCGTTAAAGAATACTTAATACTTTCCAAGTAGCTAGTAGATGGACGAAGAAATTATTCTCGACCGAGGTCGTACCACTAATATTATGAAATTGGATGCGGATGAACAGGCATTGATGGATGAAATTGAAATTCAAGTTCCCCGCCCCCAGCCTGTAAAAAGACCTAGACCAAACTTCACTCCACCCCAGATGGGACAACAACAGGAAGCAATAGATGCATTTGTAAACCCCAATAAACAATCTGCTCCAGCTCAACCATCTAACGACGAAGAAATTGATTATGGTGAATCTGAGCAAAATTTCTACGATGATGCCGCATACGATGAAAAACCTTCTCAGGGTGAGGAGCAGCCGTCCAAGGGGTATACATCGATAGATGAAGAAAAGGCGGATCTGATTAATAAACTGGGTCGTTTAGAAAAGAAGGGATTTACTGTTAATAAACGACTCAGTGCTTATTCTGGTGTAGATGAGCTAAGGTCAGAAGTAAAGAGAATTACATATAGTATTGATGTTGAACAGTCTGTGAGATTTTCTAGGAGAATGTTAGTCGCTTGTGTGACCGGTCTCGAATTTTTGAATAAAAGGTATAATCCTTTTGAGGTTCAACTCGAGGGTTGGTCTGAATCTGTAATGGAAAATGTTGATGACTATGATGGTGTCTTTGAGGAACTCTATGTCAAGTACCGCTCCAAGGTGAGTGTCGCACCAGAGATCAAGATGATCATGATGTTGGGCGGTTCTGCTATGATGTTCCACCTAACAAATAGTATGTTTAAGACTGCACTTCCAAATATGAATGATGTACTTAAGCAGAACCCAGATTTACTAAAAAATATGATGTCTGCGGTTCAGAATACAACTAGGTCTACAACAGGACCTGCAGATGCAGCCCCTGTAGGTGGTACAGGGGATTATGAAATGAAGGGTCCCGGTCTTGATATATCCAGTCTAATGGGTGGTATCATGATGCCACCTCCACCTCCCATGAATACAGCTGCACACCAATTGCAACCCGAAGAAGATGATGATGATCTATCGGACATCGTGTCTATATCGGGGGACTCGACAGGGGGAGAAGTAAAAGAAGTAAATGTGAATTCTTCAAAGACCAAAAAAACGAGACGAAAAAAGAAAACTGAAATTAATCTCTAAGTACAGTATAAATAATGATAGGTTATTGTCCTTTGGAGGATATTGAACCTGAGATTCAGAAGAAAGAATCCATCGTTGAAAAGAAAGATACCCCCAAAGAAGTGGGTATAGAAGAAACTGAATGTAATTACGTCGTCATGGCTTTCATTGCCGGCGTTTTATTTTTAGCCGTCTCTGATTCCATCAGGGCGTAAAGTTATTTAAATTGATTCTACCTTTGGGTTTTCCCTAAATGGTAAAATTAATAATTAAAAGATGTAATTAGAGTTTGTCCACCTGTACCGTTGTCAAGATTATTATCATTCGTAAGGTCTCGTGAAATTTTTACTAATTTTCCGCCATGCCCGGTAAATAATTCGACATATATGTCGTACCCATAGTCACGCGTCGAAAGTGTATTTAATGGTTCCAAACTTATACCAGTTTTTCCAGTTTTAATTACTGGATTCCATGGGTATACACTAGATTGTTTACCGTATATATTTAGGTGTCCAACCGCTATGTCATAATCAGATAACGTTCCATTACTTGTCCCACCTTGTACTTCGAGTACAATTGTACTTATATCAGAAACAGATCCTCCGTCTATTTTACGTAACATAGCTACAATTTTACATGAAAATACATACTGATTGAATACTAACTGGATATTTTTAGCACCGATACCAGTATATGTAAATTTTTTGGAATATGTTTTGTATGCTACTTCATTATCGTTGAATATTGTATTTCCTCTTACATGTAAATTTGTTTCTGGTGGTATACCACCTAAATTTATACCTATCTGATTACCAAGTTCGAAATTTGCACCGAGGGCTAAAGACCCCGTTACATTAAGATCACCCTTTATATGAAATGTACTCCCATAGGGGTCAACAAACACGTTTCCAGTACGTGAATCGTTATATATATTGGATGACGTTGACGATGAAGTACCCTTAAATTCTATGGTTGCATTGGATGTTGCTACTGTACTCTGTATTCGTATATCCTTATTAACTAAATGTAACCCAGTCACGGGTGACGTAGCTCCTATACCAACATGACCCAAATTATTTATCTTGATTACATCGATAATTGAGCTATCATATTCAGCACCTATTATGATACCCGATTGATCTGCATCTAGATCTCTATAACCTTTTATAATTCCACCATACCCATCTCCCTTATATAAACGCATTATAGTTGAATTAGACCCACTTCCAGGTGCAGCACTTTCAATTATGAAAGGATTGACATCACCAGTACCTGGGTTGTATACATGTAGATTAGAAGATGGGGAACTTATACCAACTCCAATTTCACCTGTTTTCTTAATGCGAAACTGTTCAGTGTTTTGATGTCTAATTATTAAGTCGCGATTCGCACTTATACTGTTTATAACATTTATGGTATCAGATGTATCGGAACTAATTGTAAGACCACCTGTACTAATACGCTGCTCAAGTGGAACTTGTATATCACCATTCACATATAAAGCTGTCCCCGATGCAACGGCAGATTCATCGTCTGTTTTTATTAAAACACGTCTATTACCAGAAATTTCCATGACTGGAGTTGGATCAAATACATTGGGAATAGCAATATCTGAAATAATATCATCTAATTCACCTTGGTCTAGACCACTTGTATTATCATATACTTGGAATTTGTGAGCTCCCGCGACCGAACGAATATGATCTGGTCCTGCGAATTCCTGTGATTGACCATCATTACCTTTGAATATAAAAAGTTCCGATTTACCATCGGTATCATATCTCTTTTCTTGTAAAAATGTATGGTGTCTCAAACCACCATCATCGGTTTGAACACCAGAAAATGAAAGAACATCAGAAATTCTAACATCCCCCATTACATGAAGTTTTGCTAGAGTTTGATCTGTACCTATACCTACATTACTGGTAATACCATCTATAAATATAGAAGTAGCTTCAATATTTGATACAGCATATACATTATTTGTGATCCTAAAATCTCTATCACCGGATTTATTATCTAAACCAATCGACCACCCCTGATTATTGGTATCCGAAAAAACTGAGAAAGCGTCACCGGATGCAGTCTGAACAGTCGCCGTTATAATAGAATCTTTACCTGTGCCACTTATTTGATTTAATACATTTATACCGTTATTTTGTGGATTATAACCACCTATTGAATTAACATGTAAAATGGATAATGGTTCTGTAACTCCGATTCCGACTCGACCATCACTTCTGAAAGATGCAATTTTTACGTCGTCATAATTGGCGTGTGCTAATTTTAAATCCATTCTCGTCCTAGACCCACCACTTTCCCATCTTGACAGATCAAGTGAAACTTTGGCACCAAAACCACTTGTCGAATCTCTACATACACTCATTGCAGTTTGTGCGTCACCGACCGAATTGATTAAATTTCTATTTGTTACAACTAAAGGAATTGTCGTATGATCGAAATTGTTATTATTTGTAACTTGATCATTAACATACACCGTTCCATTGTTGGTATGAATAGAGCCATCAGGTGAGGTGGTTCCTATACCTAAATAACCTGAGTCAGATAAAAACATTTTCGGGTTACCCATAACAGATGTAGAGGATACACCAAACTTCAAACCCTTACCGGGTGCAACGTGTGTTTCTAAAAATGCGTCACCGATTTCGGGTCTTACACGCATTTGCATTGAAGTTTGACCAGTAGAACCCCATACATTTCCCATTGTGAATGTATTAGCATGCAACACATGTACAGGTGTTGCCACAGTTAATCCATATTGAGGAGAAGTGTTATTTATTCCAATTTTACCATCACTTGTAATTTTAATACGACTTGTATTATTTGTTTTCATGTTTATATTCTGATGAACGGGGTCAGTTGTTGATGATGCTATAGAAATTTCACTTATTTTATTAGCATCGGAACCAGATCGTAATATTAAATTATTAGCGGTTTGATTTACAACAGAATCGTTTGCGTGAATAAGAAGCTGCCCGGATGATTTTAGGCTATATTCGTTGTTATCTGAAACATTACCAGGTCCACCGACTCGGATGTGTTCGGATATTCTTACAACCCCAGTTAATAAGTTAGAAGTGTATGTGTTACCATATACATACCATGTATTGCCATCATATAAATTAGATGTTATTCTTGGACCAAGTGCAGTAGTTGGTCCTATATCAAGTGTATCAATTGGTGCTACATTTGCTATACCAGAAAGCCACCCATCTGCACCAGATGTTCTTACACTTTTAGCTTGAATATTACCATCTATGCTTATTACGGATGCTAAGGGGCTGGCTACACCTAACGGGTTTACCGTAACTGCTGTTCCAACTTGTAATCCCAAACTTCCAAGTTTGAGACCTTTACTATACGTAAAACCATTGACTTCTAGAACATTTGAAATTTCTGGTCTCGAAGTATCTACAAAAAACTTATCTCCGACACATAAATCGTGTGTAGGGTTAATATTTGAAGCACCGATATTAGAAGAAGTGTATATATCGCCATATACATGGAGATTAAGTGTTTCATTCGCGATTTTAGTGAATGACAGTGTCCCACCATCAAGAGCTGAATCCTGAGTTCTAAACATTGCCAACTCATCTTTACCGGTACCATCATCTACAAAAGCAATTGCAACATTCGACGAATTACCGGGTGTCATGATTATACCCGTCTCCGATGCACCATCGTTACCGTCACCCATTTGTATAACTGATTGACTAACAACCAAATCTTCATTTTTTATATACGTTGCTGTATCAGATACAAACGCATTGCCTAGAATGTGTAAATTACCTGTAACAAATAAATCACCTGGATCGATGACTACATTACCAGACAAGGTTAATACATTTCCACTTGCGTGATTTGCGAAAAATGACATATTATCACCAACTCTGAGTTCATTTCCAACTAACACATTTGTGGAATATGTATTTGTAAAAACGGTGATTGCATTTGATTCTTTGCCGTTTATAATGACGTTTCCATCAGATGTTAACAATTCATTTTTCACGATAATATTGGTTGATACCGTATTACCTTCTACATAAAGAACATCTTTACCTTCTGTATCAATGGAAAACACCCTGGTATCTGATATTATGTCATTTACCTGGAATGCATAATTAGGATTTTGAGTGCCTATAGATATCTGTTCATCTGCAAAAAAACGAGTAGATTTTATAAAACCGTCACATTCAACTGTGTATGTACCAGTTGAATCCATGAATAGTTTGTTACTAAGTGAAAATTCTTTCGATGGTGTTGCATTTGATATACCGAATCGAGATACTATAATTTCTTCAGCTTCGATTTCATTTGTTAAAATACTTTTTACACCGGTGAGTTGTTCTTGTTCGACTGGCTCTGAGTCTAAATTGGCTACATAGACCTGGTCGAACCGAACTGTCCTACCCATATACATTAATTACCGAATAAAATTCCAGCTAAACCATCTTTAATTCTCAAGACGTTATAATTTGTTGCAATGACATACATATATTCTTGAGCTGATCTTAACGAACCGGTTTCTGTTCCACGTATTATTAATTTTGCATTATCGAGCCTACTAAAATTACACGTACCTGAAGGATTATAATCCGATGCATTTAAACAAAAGTGATACGCAAAGAATCGAGTATACATTAGATCCTGTGTAGTAACTCTTAAATCTGAAACACCATATTTAGACTTATAATAATTTTGTACTGTGTGATAATAGGTTGGTGACATATTTTCAATCAACGTTGTACCATTCACTTGTATGTCAGCAGTTTTAAATGTGAAACGGTCATTAGTTGGATCGCTACTAGATGCACTTATACCAAAAAATATACTTTTGACTGGATGATTTAAGTAAGATAAATCGAGGTCATTATATCCACCCGAATCCACATCATTATCATCAACCCTTTGTAAAGGATATTCAACTCGTTGTGTCTGTGTGATAACAAAATCTAACTGCCTTTTTACAAGGGACTCACGTTCTTCTTTGTCTAAAAATATATAATTACCGTAAACTTTTATATTTTTCTGTGCATCACTATATCCTATAAGACTATTTTCATCAAAATTGATTTTTATTTCAACTTGATGGTGAGCAAGTGCTATTAATGGGAGAAATGCACCATGATCACAAAAGAAAAAATGAAGTGGCTGAAAATTGCGATTAGAAATACTCGTCTTGTTAGTAAGTTCCTGTGACTTGGTTTGAGTATCAGCTAAATAATTAGGCCATATATCAGCATAGTAATCATAATGTTGAGAATCGATTTTTTGTCCCCCGATAAATAAATCTATAGTAGAATTGTAAAGCAAATTTGAAGAAACATTTGAATTTATATCATTTCCTTCAAACCATATACAATTTATAAGATCACCTAGGACTGGAATCGTTATACTATTATCAGTTTCTGTCACATTTTTTATAAACTTTGAAGCCTGTGAAAAATTTGTATGACGAGTAAATTTCATACGAAAAAATGAATGTCCCTCATCACTAGTAAGATACATATCTTGAACACCTTTTGATACGAGTTGTATTAATGCACCAGACATTTAATAGATATTCAGATTATAAAAACAGACACTTTCCCTGAGGGAAGTCATTCTTCGTCTCTTCGACCAATTTACCGTGGATGTTAAAACCACCTTGTTTATACACTTTAAGTCGTTTGTAATACATAGCTGTGAAAATAGACCAAGGGTCGTGAACATCGTAGATGTGTGGATTATTCTTTTTTCCTTTTGTTTCTCTCATGATTCTTCCAATACTTTGGGTAATATCAGACTTAGGTGAAGCCAAAATAACCGTGTCGAGGGTTGGTATATCTAGACCCTCGTGGGCTTGACTGAACGTCGCGAAGATGATTTTCTTTTTTGATGATTCCTGGAGAGCAGCCTCTTTCATACCACCCATGTAGAGTCCAGATGTCTTCGGGAAACACTGATGAAGAAACTCACAATGTTGACGGCGGTCACTGAGCACCAAAAGTTGCCTCGTTCCCATGGAAGCCTTTTTTACCAACTCAACCAGCATCCTATTTCTTTGACGATCTTCCACGAGTTCTGTAATCATGTTGGGCATTGAGATCTTTCCGTTTCGCATTGATGGTGGTGGGTTCCTGTAATTAGGGGAATCAAATGTAATTTGAAACACTTCAACTTGCTCCTGGTTTTCTCTCTCAACCGAGAAGAATGTGGGTCCCATGAACCAGTGAAGTACTTTCGTGAGTCCATCCTTCCTCTCGGGTGTTGCGGAAAGTCCATAAATATGACGTGGACACATCTTGAAGAGACTCTGACTGAATACCTTTGCGCATATGTGATGCGCCTCATCTACAATGAGCGTCCCAATACTCTCAAAATCTGAAAATGAATATTCTTTGAGGGACAAGGATTGGAGCATCGCGATGACAAAATCACAATCGACTTCCTTTTTATTCTGTTGTACGACACCAATCGTAGCACCTGGACAAAATTGTTGAATACGCTCTCTCCACTGATCCGCTAGAAACTGTTTATGGACCACGATCATGGTCCTGTACCCCAACTTACACGCTATGGCCAGGGATACCGTCGTTTTGCCGTACCCACATGGTAAAGAAAGGACGCCATGCCCTGCTTTAATTGCTGCTGCGAGTGCTTCATTTTGGTGTGTGGCGTCTCTGAGCTGTCCAACGAATTTGGTTTTGATCCGAGTTGGTTGAGGTCTCCGATCATCCTTTGGTTCCCCAAGTTTAGTAGTTCCATAGAATCTGGGTACACAGATTCCATTCTTTGTTGGTCTAAAAACCTTGAAAGGCGGTGGAGGAAACCCATAGTCTCCATTTACTACTGCTCTTACGGTAAGCTCCTTTTTAATTTCTGATATCGGACCAGAATCAATTAGATAACCGGTCCTCGTCAAGGCGGTCATTATAATAACTTAAAGATTGAAAGCTTTATATGATTATAATGGCACCTGAACCAATTAATGTACAAAAGAACATCGATCGTATTAACAAGAATATCGCAGATCTTAAGGATAATATCAAACAGATGAAAGATCAGGAAAAGACCCTCGGAGAAGAGATTCTTCGTCTCGAAGGTTGTTTGATTACATTCCGTGGATTTAAGACAGTTGGACTCATTGAAATTAAGATTCCAGAAGATGCTGATGAAAGACCTAAGATCGATCAGGAGGAGCTTAGCACTGAATTCTGTGATGAGATCAGGTCTCTGCGTTAATGGAGTTTAATTTCCATGAAAATCCGGAATAATTCCCAACATTCCACACACCTTTAAATTCTATATCTATTTTCACACTATCCCCTTTTATAAGAGACTGCACTGGACGTCCAAGTACTTCACACATCACTCTCCTATAACGGAATGGCACTTTAACTGTTAATATTCTACCATCTAAAGGATTATCGATATGTTGATTTTTTATAAGGTGCATCTTATTTCCATGCATTCGAGATATAGTATCATGCATGGTTTCTGAAATTATAAATCGAATATATTTTTTATCATTAAAGTCATACATTGGTTCGTGAATGGTTACGTTTAATTTCATTGATTTCTATTACGATATATAAGAATTAAAACTATAAGTAACGTAAGTATAAAGAGCAAAACTTGTGATAGTAAAGGTGGTGTAAGTGGTTTTCTTGTACCAAAATAAGAATGACTTAGAGATCTTGAAACTTCCGTGGCGGATTCAATACTCGAATAAGGTGTTTCTCGGGGGGACATCATACCACACATAGCAACTTTTGAACATTTCCCAAAGAATGGGAGTTGACCATGAAGGCTAAGAACACCAGATGACTGCGAAAATGTCCATTTATCATCTTTCCATTCAGCCCCCCACGCAATTCTTGCATTTGTTGGTTCAGGGACACCAAGTTGGTATATGACTTCTGTTATGAGTCTATCCGGATTTGTACTAATAATCTCTTCTGTGAGATCGCATATAACACATGATATTGTTTTATGATCCGAAAGAACTTTGGGTTGTAAGTTCCATTTCGTTTCCATAGCCACTTCTAGATCACTTTTAATTTCAATTTGTGTATCATAATCGAGAAGTACATTTATAGCACCATATGTACTCGCCCTAAGTTTTTTATCTGCATCTGGTCCCCAATTGTCACCAAGCATATTAAGAGCGGGACTATTATCTAAACATAGAAAAAGTAATCCATCATCAACGATTAGTTCATTCGAAAATGTCGCAATAAAGTCATCTTCACCGTATGTTACATTTAATAATTCTGTTTCGAATACAAATTGCGCACCAGCGTCTAAAACTGCGTTTTCCATAGCATCACACATTACCCTACCAGACACTTTCTGTGTATACATGTCGGATAACCCCACATGATCAAAACTTTTTACAAATTCATATGCAGACATAGTATTCCATGTTACACCGTCCATAATCAGAGTAAGGTGTTCAACAAATTCTTCACCTTTTTTGCTAAGAGAACCAATAGCATTCTTAAGTGAGACACTTTTATATTTTGTAGGTGATGTATATACTTTAATAAAAAGTTTTAATAATGTTATATAATCAATAAAATTTAAAGAATTAAACATAATTTTTAAAGTTTCAAATCTATCAACCTTTGTGAAAAGATCATCCCATTCAATATTCATCTCATCTATGAGAGATTTGAAATTAACAAATGCTTTATCAAATAAAATTTTATGCGCATGGAGGTCTCTACCACCTTCCTCCGGTTCCCACCAAGAGCCACCAGCTGATACCTTTTTATCATAAATAGTAACATCATAATCACCACCACTATGTAAAATTTCCCATGCGAGAGACAAACCGGTTGGACCAGCTCCAACGATATGAACCTTCATTCTACTTTTAGGAAATATAAAAATTATTTATATAAATCCATCATTTTTACGCTCCTCTGGTGTTTTAATTGCATACAGACTTGTCAGGAATATTAACATAGAAATGAGAGCATATTCTACATCTCGTGTGATTACTACGGAAATTACAAATAAAGAAAACAAACGAAATATTTTATATTCTAAAAGTTTTTCAATGCGTGTGGGTACATTCTTCGAGTGACTTGAAAGTATACCTTGATACAGCACTAGAACAGAAATCAATATAGGCATTTTAAGAACACTCTCGATAGGTGAACTTACCGGGTTCAAGAAATTTTTCATGTATGTACACTAAGAAATAAAAAGTAGGATGTGCATGTAAGTTTTATCAGACTCGCCCAGTACAGCGTGGTTTGCGCTCTAATGGCTGAGAGAGGTTTATGATAGCGAGTTATATTTCGGGGATATTTATTTTTAAACGTTTCAACTTTTCTTGAAATTCACGCATCTCACCCGGGGATTCAATTTCTTTACCGGAGTTTATAGCTTCAATTTCGGGACCCGTCAATTGCATAGCATTGACACGGAAATCCATGAACGCCTCCATAGAATGGGGTACTAGGGGTTGGACAAGTTCATATATAGCTGTGGCATAGTCTCGAATTTCCTTTTGAGCGTGATGGTCCATTCTCAACTGCAAGAAATGCATGAGATTGTGGAGGTCCATCTTCCACACGAAAGATGTGTAGGTCGATTGGGGTAGAACACCCCGTGCTTGTTCCCTACATACACCTGTATCTAAAAGATGTTGATACACTTTGAAGGCGTTCTTATATTGTGTGGATATGACTTTTGCGAGTTTGTCGTCAACTTCCACTACACCTTCCGATCCTTGGTGATTGATTTCAGATTGCTTACGCAATACTTCTGGCTCGTAGTACTCTTCATCAACGATAGAATACCTAGCAGACATTTCATTTACAGATGCAGTCCTGTGTCGAAGCCATTGACGAGCAATGTATAGGGGTGCCTTGATACGAAACTTGAATACAACGAGTTCGAGGGGTGAAGTGTGCCAGTTTCGAAC